CAGTCCAGTGTTCAACGTCATACTCTGACGGTATCTCAACCTCACCCTCCGGAATGAATTCCCAATGTCGCAACATCTCCTCAAGGTCCAACTGTTGATCGATTGTGACACCCCAAGCGCGCCAGAAAGAATATCTGGCGGCGTCCGTTATGGGCGCAGGGTTAAGTTTACGGAGCATTGTGAGGTGGTGCTCCTTCAACTCAGCAGACAATCTATGATACATATCATCAGTAGTGCTTAGGGCCAGCTGTTGTGTAGTATGGGCATTTCGCATGCATGCAAGGGCAAACTCCTGCAAAACAGGCACTCCCAAATTCAACACCAATTCAGCCAACCCAACCGTGTAAATCAACTTGCGACGTTGCTTGCCGCTAGTGACATACTTAGAGCCACCTAAGGCTGTACTAAGCACCTTGGCCGGGTTCCGCACAAATTTATAAACCCCAGGCCGGACCTCTACCGGGCGCGATTGACACCACTCGATCTTCTCCAATTCGGTGGCTTCATTCTCCAACTTGATCTCCATGCCACACTGCAAAAACAGTGGTGCAAGTTGAGCCTTGACACGAGCCAAGTCAACAGACTCAATGAGCAATAGGCAATCATCACCATCATCAAGCACGTCATATTTGCACCCAATGACATGCATGATGGTGTAGATCATGATTAACATAAGCAAGCAATTGCCTAGTGCAGTGTTCATATCCCCAGACATGCGGCGACCCCGAGTGACGTATTTGATGCCACTGCTGCTGTAGCCAGTGTTGTAAATCTGCCATGAGAGGAGGGTTTGCAATTCAGCACGCTCGGCTGGGGTTAGAATCAGTGCAATCAAGTAAACCATGTGTTCCACTCGCAAAAGTTGATCAGAAACGTGTTGATCAAACCGTTTTGCGTCGAGAGAGAGGACCACTGGTTTTAAGAATGCTCGCAGCTTCCGCCGGAGCAGACGCGCCCGCGCACCCTGCGATAGTCCCTTACCTACCGCTCTAGTGCGTGGAACGAGATGGCCAAATCCAGTGAGGCGATAGAGCTTGTGCTCCAATGGTTTTAAAAACCTGCCCAATTTAACACAGTACCGCGGATCGCGGAATTGTA